ATGAGTAATATATATATCCAACCACTATGTTACAAGAGTGGTTGTGTATTATTTTTACAAAAAAGGTGCCAAATGTCTATAAATCCTAATGTACACCTACGTTTGCGGCGGTCTACGCATGATAAATTAAGGGCTGCGTTGGAGCTTTCGGCGCACCGCAGCCTGTCATCTTTGGCTGATGAGGTGTTGGAAGAGGGCTTAAACAAGCGTTTGGCGAGCGAGCAAGACGGCGCTGCGCAGGTGCTATCCAGTCTGGTTAAGCGCAATGACTAATGGGAGGGCGAAGGGAAGTTCGGCAGAACGCGAGGTCGCCAAGATCCTGTTCTCAGAGCTTGGACTGACCTTCAAGCGTGATCTCGAACAATATAGATCCGCTGATCGCGGCGACTTGCTGTGTGATGAAATGGATTTCCCGGCAACCATTGAGGTGAAGAGATACGCCAAGGGCGTACAGGCGCGGCCTGCTTGGTGGGATCAGGTGTGCAAGGCGGCGACAGCGGCAGGCAAGTGGCCTTTGCTGGTCTATCGTTATGACCGGGCAGACTGGCGGTGGCGTGTGCCAGCGCAGATGCTGGTGGATCTGGGGGCCGGGATTAACTATCGCGGCGCAAAGGTCGGCGCGGAGTATGACTGGAACTATGCGGTCGAGATGGACACGCGCACCGCGATGATGCTGATTAGGGAAATGATTTCACATGATTAAATCGTTGATCGCGGTCTGCTTTGCCGCAAACATGACCGGCTTGCCAGTGAACAAATGCTTTATCGAAGAGGGTGAGGTATTTGACAATTTTTCACTGTGTGAGGCGTGGGCTTATTCTTACGAAGAAGATTTGATTTATCAATTACAAAGCAAAACGACCGACGCGGTCGTTGCAAACATCAAGTGCATGAAAGAAAAGATCGGCACATAAATATGGCGCGACCTAAATACGAAACCGAAAAAGATTTGTCGAATGAACGGCTGGTAGCTAACGCACTAGAGAACATCGGCGTCGAGGTGTACAAGCTGCCGGTGCAGTACCGGCTCGACTGGTTGCTGCGCCGGGATGGTCAGCCGATAGGTTTTGCCGAGGTAAAGGCCAGAACGTGCCTGATGAAACAATACCCGACAGTGATGATATCACTGTCGAAAGTGTTACACGCAAGAATGTTGAGCGAAGCCACTGGCTTGCCAGCTTACCTTGTGTTGCTATACCGTGATGGGCTTGCTCGTTTGGATTTTAACGAGCCATTCACGGTTAATCCGGGTGGGCGTGCAGACAGGAATGATCCGCAGGATCTGGATGTTTGCGCGTACTACTCAATCGACAGGCTGAAAGTTATCAGCCACAAAACGTAAAACGTAGAAAAAGGAAAACGTATGTTTGATTATCAAGGTGCCGGTGGCGGTACAGGCGGGGATCGCACCCCAATCATTAAGTTCTCAGCCAAGGACGGCAGCTTCATTGCTGTTGACCGCGAACAGGTTGATGGAATGTGGCAGTCAAAAGAGACTGAGTTAGAGACACCAATTAAGGTTGTGATGGATTTGGCTGTGCTGGAGATGGGCTGGATGGCCTTCAAGCCTGCGCCGCATTTTGTAATGGTAAAGGCCGGTGAGCCGCGCCCAGAGCGTCCAGACGAGAAGGACGCACAAGGCAAGCCGCTTTATAAATGGGGCTTTCGGGTCGTGCTGGCAAACAAAGATATTGGTCTTAGAGAGTTGTCTAGCTCATCCAAAAATGTGTATGACCGAATGGTCCCGATCTACAAGGCGTTTGAGGCAGGCAAAGCCGCCAACGCTGGCAAGGTGCCGGTCATTGAGATCACCGGCACAGACCGTGTGACGCAGCAACTCAACGATGGCAGCAGCCAGACTTGGCGCGTGCCGCGCTGGGAATTGTCAGGCTGGATTGACCGCCCAGAAATGCTAGACACAGCAACACAATCCACCCCCGATGTCCCAGCACCAGCGACAGCCCCTCCTTCTGCCGCTGCTGCGAGTGATGACATTTTCTAGCCGAGGCTAGGGTGGTAGAGGCGGCACTGTTCTCCCTAGCGGTGCCGCCTCACTAATTAGGGATAGGGAAAGGGGTTAAACAATGACAAATTTTAGCAGTTATATGGAAGCGGTGGCTCGGCACTACCTCGGAGAGCCAAACGCAAAGCTGTCTAACTCAAAGCAGTTGCGGTTTGGCACACACGGCAGCACCAGTGTGGATCTGTCAAAGGCCACTTTCTATTGCCACGAGACCAATAGCGGCGGCGGTTTGACAGACTTGGTGCGCCTATACGAGCCAGCCAGCTTTGATGGCAGCATCCCAGATATACTAGAAAAGAATTTTGGGATACCAAAGCGCACACAGAAATCACTACAGCCAAGCAAATACCTGTCCAAGCAGTACGACTACATCGATGAGGACGGCGTGCTGCGCTATCAGATCCAACGGTTCGAGCCTAAGACCTTTAGACAGCGCAGACCGGACGACAAGGGTGGCTGGCTGTACAATATGGATGGTGTAGAGGCGTTGCCGTACAATCTGGTGGGCATGATCCAGAACCCGGACGCGCCAGTGTTTATTGTAGAAGGCGAGAAATGCGCCGAAAGGCTGATAAATCTGGGCCTAGTCGCAACCACTAACCACGGTGGCAGCAAGAATTGGAAGCCGGAGATTAACCAGTATTTCAAAGGCCGCAAGGTGATCGTGATCCCCGACAATGACGAGGCCGGGAAAGCGCACGCTGACATTGTGGTCAGCCAGCTATACAGTACGGCCAAGGCCATCAAGCGGGTTGAGCTTGGCGGCGCTGACAAGGATGATGTTGTCGATTGGCTGTTTAAGGGCGGCGATCAGCGGCAACTAATGGAACTGGCAAAGCAAGCGCCGGTCATATCGCAGGAGCCAGAGCCAGCAGAGCCGGAAGATCGGCCAGACGTATTCGAGACGTTCGATGTTGACTACCTGATGAATATGCCGCCGGTAAGCTGGGCATTGGACGGCATCCTAACGCAACACGGTTTTAGCGTGCTATATGGTGCGCCGGGCATTGGCAAGAGCTTCATCAGCATTGATTGGGCGCTGTCCATCGCAAGCGGCAGAGCGTGGCACGACAGGGACACAAGGCAGGGTGCGGTGCTTTATATAGCCGCAGAGGGCGTTGGGGGCTTGGGCAAGCGTGTAAGGGCGTGGAAGGCACACTATGGCGTGGACGAGGATGTGCCGATGTATGTACTGCCAATGGCAGTGAAGATGCTGGACGCGCCAGATCTGGACAAGCTGCTACGCACAATCGACAACTTTAAGACGCAGTTTAGTCTGATTGTCATTGATACGGTTGCCCGGACACTGGCATCAACCGGATCAGACGAGAATGACGCAACGGCAATGGGCCAGTTTGGCGAGATGTGCGGCGTTGTGCAGCGGCACGCTAAATGCGCTGTGTTGGCTGTGCATCACTCCGGGAAGGATGCTGCGAGGGGAATGCGAGGCAGCAGTTCTTTAATGGGTTTAAGCGACACTGTGCTGGCCCTGTCAGCCAGTGAAGGCATCCTGACGCTGAAGATGGAGAAGATGAAAGACGCAGAACCTATAGACGACACAACCTATGAAATGGTGCCAATCGCATTGCTAGAAGACAGCAGCGCAGTGATCAAGCCGGTGCAGACCGAAGAGAAACGGCGCAGCACAAAACTAACAACAGGGCAGATGCTGGCGCTGCAAGCACTTAAAAATGGTGCCGTGGATGCTGGGACACCACGCATATCTGTGGCGCGTTGGCACGATCTGCACAAGGCAAAAGCACCCGACTTTACGTCAAGACGGCGTGCTGATGACCGGGCGGCGCTGCAAAGCAAGGGTGCGATTTTCATAGATGACGGTAAAGTGTGGGTTAACAAAGGCTTGAACGAAAATATGAGATCAAAATAATGCAATCTCATACTAAATCTCATACCGCATCTCACTATGACTGAGATGAGATCCCCACTATAGGGGATCTCTTTCTCATAGTAGATGGGCAACGTCAGGGAGACAAAAGAATGGCTAGAAGAGTGACTAAAAGACCGACTAAACAAAACCGCCCTTACTATGCGCCTAGTGCGCCAGCCGAGCGCCGTATGCAACAGTCGCTGGTTGACTACGATGAGGCGGTGAGCAAGCTGGAGCTAAAGTGGGGCGTTGACCGATTGCCTTGGTTGGCAGGCGGTGAACTGCGAGAGAAGTTTGAAGCGCAAATGGATAAGCTCAACAAAGCTATCGATAGCCGGTCAGACATAGAGCATCAGGTTGAGGTCACAAAGCGGGGGCTGGTCGCGTTGGAAAAGGCAGCTATCGCTAATGGGGCAGATCCGCTGAGTGGTGAATACTTTGAAGCGGCTATGCCCGATGGCAGAGTGATGGCTGTGGTGAAGACCAACTATGATGTGGCGAAGGTCAAACGCGAAAACCGCGAATTGGTGGTGTATAGTGTGGATGAACTGGCTATGATTGTAAGCAAGTTTGAAAAAGACAAAGCGCCGCTGGTCAACGACATCAAGGAAATGTTCCCCGGCGCAGTTGTGGAAACAGTAAAGAGCAGAACAAAGACAGAGGAATTGCTGAACGATGAAATCCCTTTCTGAAAACAAGCGGCCTTGGTCAGTGACGCCAATGAGAGCCTACGCTGACCGGCAGTTGAAAGAGCGAGAGTTTAGAGTGCTGGGTGCGCTGTGTTCGTTTACCAACAGGGCTGGCGTATGCTGGCCGTCAATGGTTACGCTGTGTGAGGTCAGTGGCTATGCAGAACGTAAGAGCGTGCATGACGCGCTAAAGGTGCTGAAGAAACGCAAGTATGTGAGGCAGCTTCAAGCAAAGGACTATCAAGAAACAACAAGCGGGTGGAAAAGCAACCGCTACCAAGTGCTGTGGGATGGCGATGAGCCGCTGCCTACGTTTGAGGATGTACACATTGCAAAACCGTTGCAGCTTGTCAGGGATCAAGAGGATGCGCCAGAAGGAATAGGGGGTCTGGGGGATGGACAACCAAACCCACACACATCTGATGGCACAGCGGCGGCGATCTGCCATTCTTACATCCGCGCCGTACAGCAAGCGACCGGACAGGTGCGTCTGTTCGACAATGAGATAGCGCACGCCCGGCGTCTGGCTGTGGTAGGCCACACGCCCGATGATGTAATGGCAGCAACGCTGGACGTATGCGACAAGGCGCTTGCACGCAGGGCAGGGGTGCCAGCTTTGGCTGACGTTGCAAGGGAGCTAGGCGGTGTGTAGCGCAACGCATACGTTGGTTTGCTTTTGTACAGGCCGGGAAAAGGCGTCAATTCTGCGCCAGAAAAAAAGGCGACCCCTTGCCCCCCGACCCCTGCGCGCTATACGGGGGTGTCTCACACAAAATTTTCCCCACATTTGGAGGTTAGCATGATTGACAAGGGTGACGGCGAATTTGCAAAATGGCTTAATTGGGAATGCTGCCCGAAGTGCAAGGTCAAGATGCGCAGGGAAAGGGATGTAAGTGGGTGCAAGATTTACCGTTGCATTGCTTGCAGGATGAGGGTTGTTGATTTTAAGGAGAGTGACGATGAACAGGTTTGATTTATTGGGTGCGGCGATGGATGCTGTTAAGGATCGCGGCGAGGAATACGGCCCACCGTGGCAGAACCACGAGCGCATTGCTGTGATGTGGACTGCGATTATGGGCATTGAGTTTGAGCCGGAGCAGGTCGCTCTGTGTTTAGCGGCGATGAAGATTGCGCGGTTGTCTGAGAACAGGGATCATCAGGATAGCTGGACAGATCTGGCTGGCTATGCCGCAACAGGATCGGAGTGTTTGCATGAGCGACAAAAAGCCGACAACGGTTAGGCAGAAGCGTGCGGATCTCGCTGCTGCTGATGATGTGCGGCGTGAGGCCGTTGTGCAGGAGTTGGAGGCCATTGGTGCTGGCGAGGCGACTGATGTTATCCAGTGGGATGCAATGGGGCAGATTACGTTAACGCCGTCTGCTGCGCTTCCAGAGCGTGCCAAGCGTAGTATTAAGAAGGTTAAGGTTACGCCCAATCAGTTTGGCAATACTATTGAGGTTGAGATGCACGATAAGATTGCCGCGTTGCGGCTGTTGGCGAAGCATCGTGGTTTGCTGGAGCCTAATGCTAACGATCAGAAGCCGAGCATGATTGGTATTAATATTACCGGCCCGAAGGCCACTATTGTTGATGTTGACGGCGATGGGTGAGGTAATTGATATGCGCGACTATGTCAGCATACGGTGGTTTTCCGAGGATGTTGTGTGTGGGCATTGTGAGCAAGAGACGCGGGGCCGCGTGTATGATAGTGGTGAGGCGGTGCTTTGTACTGAGTGCGGTGGGCCGTTGGTTGTGATTGCGCCGTCTGATTATTTTGGGGTTGTTGTTGTGACGTTTGAGGAGGAGCCGGATGTCTAGGTCATCAAGAGCGACTGATAGGTCGCCGCGTAGGCGCAAGCAGCCGACCACTGAGGCGTTGGCTGGTTTGAACCTTAATTTTTCGGAAAGTCCTACAGTATGGCAGTTTTTGCAAGACGACAGTTTCGTGCGTGGATTAATGGGGCCAGTCGGGTCTGGCAAGACGTTTGCTTCATTAGCGGAGGTGATGCTGCGAGCCGTGAAGCAAGAGCCTTCACCGATAGATGGGATCAGATATACCAGATTTGCAGTAATACGAAACAGCTACCCGGAGTTGCGGACGACCACGATTAAAACGTGGCAAGAGTTATTCCCGGAGAATGTTTGGGGGCCGATGCGCTGGTCGCCACCTATCACCCATCACATCAAGCTGCCGCCGCGTGATGGCGCGGCTGGGCTTGATTGTGAGGTGATCTTCTTGGCGTTGGATCAACCCCGCGATGTTCGGAAGTTGCTTTCCTTAGAATTAACCGGGGGGTTCATAGACGAAGCGCGTGAGTTGCCAAAGGCGGTTGTTGATGGCCTAACATCGCGTGTCGGGCGTTTCCCGACCAAGGCGAATGGCGGTTGCACTTGGCGCGGCGTGTGGATGAGTACCAACCCGATGGATAGCGATCATTGGTGGCCGGGTTTAGCTGAGAAGAACCCGATCAAGGGCAGATACCCTTGGAAGTTTTACAAGCAGCCGGGCGGCGTGGTTGAAGGCACTGCCGAGCATGAGGACGCGATCTTTGCGGCTGAGAAATGGTGGATCAACAACCCACTGGCCGAGAACGTCAACAATCTGCCGCCGGGCTATTATGAGCAGCAGCTTGCCGGTAAATCTCTGGATTGGATACAGTGCTATGCTGGGGCGCAGTATGTCTATGTGCAGGATGGCAAGCCGGTATGGCCGGAGTTTAGCGACAGCGTGATGTCGTCTAGCGTTGAGATTGAGCCGGGGTGGCCGGTGCATATCGGGCTTGACTTTGGTTTGACCCCTGCGGCGGTGTTTGGGCAGAAGATGGCGAATGGGCGGTGGCACGTTGTGCATGAGCTTGTGGCGTTTGATATGGGCTTGGAGCGATTTTGTCATCATCTTGTGTCGGACATTCAGCAGCATTTTCCTAAGAGTGATGTGTTAATCTGGGGTGACCCGGCTGGTGTGAAGCGCGATGAGATTTTTGAGGTGACGGCGTTTGAGCATATGCGGACGCTTGGCCTTCATGCCCGGCCAACACAGTCGAATGATTTTATGGTGCGGCGTGAGGCTGGTGCTATGCCGATGAATAGGATGATTGATGGCAAGCCGGGCCTGTATGTTAGCAACAAGTGCCTAAAGACGCGCAAGGCGTTAGCTGGCGGGTATCATTTCAAGCGCGTTGCGGTTGGCTCTGGCTATGAGAGGTTTAAGGATGCGCCGAATAAGAACGAGCATTCGCACGTTGGTGATGCGTTTGGCTATTTGATGCTTGGTGCCGGTGAGGTTAGGGCGATTACGCGCAACAGCCAGTTTAGCAAGCAGTTTAGTCAGCTATCGGCCAATTCTGATTTCAGCGTGTTTTAATGTTTGTTAACCACCCCGGCGTTCAGATTGTGCCGTTTCATTGGGGCCACGCCTACGCGATGGATCTTAGGCCGTTTGACGCTAACTATTTTGATGCGGTTCCTAACTTTCGGGAAATGCTGCGCCAATATCAGGAAACCGGCAACGCACGCAGCGCGGTTGTGGGTGGCAAGATTTTATGTTCTTTTGGTTATGTGTTGATGTGGCCCAGCGTTGCTGAGATGTGGATGCTGACAGACAACCAGATTGCGTCACATCCGGTTGCGCTTACAAGATCCGCACAACGATACATCAACCACGTTGCATCCGATGCCAATCTGAAGCGGTTGCAGATCACTGTAAACGCAAAACATGACCTTGCGTTAAGGTGGGCAGATGCGTTAAAATTCAACCGCGAGGGCGTTCTGCACAATTACGGTGCTGACAGCGCCGACTATGTAATGTTTGCGAGGTATTTTTGATGGGCGCTTTAATGAGATCCCCGGCACCGCCGCCGCCAGATCCCGAAATCACAGAGGCGCAAGAGCGTCAAGAGGCGCGTTTGACTGAGCAAGAGCGCAGCAAGATGGCGCAAATTGCGGCACGCCGCCGCGCCCGGATGATTGGTGGTCGGCGTATGTTGCTGTCGCCAGAACGTGAAAACGCCGAAACAGGCATCCAAGAAACATTAGGATAGAGAGATGGCACCACCTAGAACAAGAGGCCAATCCGCAGCCGCATCACGTTACACAGCAATGGCCGCTGCCGCTGGCAAGTCGCCAACATACAACAGCCAGATCAGCCGAAGCCAAGCAATTAAGCAAGTGCAGGCGCGTCAGACCCAATCTGATGAAAGTCTAAGCGGGGTTCCGAGTCCTGTTGCGGCAATACTGTCAGGCATTGGCACTGCAATGCGTGCCAAGGTAATTAAAGAATTAGAAGCTGGCGGCACACCTGTCTACGAAAGAGGCATGATGATGGGTGTTCGCACGCCAGCCGGTAAATACTTTGGCCGTAACCTGACAGTGCCGGAAGTGCGTGGCGCGGGTGCCGAAGAGGCCGACCCCCGCTTACTGATGAAAGGCCCAACAAGCGCAGATGCTGGTGGGCCTGATGCTGGTGGGCCTGATGCTGGTGGGCCTG